CCAGTGGATCCAACGACTGGTACTTATGGGGGAATCGATCGGGCAACCTTCACCTTCTGGCGTTCGCAAGTGCAGACCTTAACGGTCACTGCCGCAAACGTTCAACAGACGATGAATGCTCTGTGGTCAAGTCAAGTCCGCGGATCAGATCGACCAGACTTACTCCTGATGGATAACCTCTTCTGGCAGATTTACGTTGCATCCTTACAGGCTCAGCAGCGTTTCAATTCGCCCGAAGTAGGCAACCTCGGGTTCCCAACCCTGAAGTTCATGGACGCTGACGTGGTCCTTGACGGTGGTATTGGCGGCTTCGTTCCGGCAAGCACAATGTTCTCGCTTAACTGCGACTACATTTTCTACCGTCCCCACAGCGACCGGAACATGGTCCCGTTATCGCCAAACCGTCGGTACAGCACGAACCAGGATGCAGAAGTGCAGATTCTGGCATGGGCTGGCAACCTGACGACCAGTGGCGCTCGGTATCAGGGTCGTATTAACGGCGCGTAAGGGCTCACGCTTCAGTCGGGGTTTCGACCCCGGCTCTTTTTCGGAGGTAATTGAAAATGGTAGGATTAGCAACAGCCGAAGGACGGATTGGAGCAGTTGACCCTGACGCCCGAAAGCTGATTAACTCAGACGGAGGTGTGGATGGTTTTCCACACGCAGACTTCGCTCTGAATACTCAGGCCAAGGGGTCGGACGGGTTCATGTACCGTTACGTCCAGGCAAATGGCGCTCTGGCTGCATCACAGTCGGATTCATCAGTTGACGCAGCAGGTCAGATGATCCCCGGTGGTGGAACCTATGTGAATACCCTCGCATTCGCTGACAACGAATTCGGGTTTGTTCGCAATGCTGTGATCACAGCGGACGCTACCTAAGACTGGAGTGGGGGAGGCCTTTCCTCCCCCATTTCTTATGCCTCATATCAATGGCACTTTAGTCGATGATAATGGTGAAGTCCAGAACAATCTTGTTGCTGCGACTTTTAACCCACTTCCGACTAATGTCAACATCAATGGCACTTTACACGATGTCGATGGTCGTATGTATACGACTGTGGATGCGAATTTAGGTGCTACTGATGTTCTCATTAACGGTATAAGACATACTAATTCTGGCATTAGATATCTTGATCAGGTTGGCCCTTTTATATCGTGGCCTGAGGGCTTTGCTGTCACAGTTGATGGTCGGCAAAGTGCTGTTTCAGGCCCACAAGTGAATTTTATTCGGGGAATTACTGTCACAGGTGGGGGAGGTATGTCAGTTGAGAACCTTCCTGGTGGTCCAGGTGTGAGTAATTGGCAATTAGAAGGATCAACTGACTCTTGGGCCACTGAAAGTGGCGGAGTTTGGTTAACGGAGGCTCCATAGTTATGGCCGATCTTAAAATTTCAGCAGCGACCCCTAACCCAGCTCCAGCGGGGACTGATAATTTTGCAACGGATAAATCCGGGGCTGACTTCAGAACCTCGCTAGCTCAGGTCAATGCTTTCGTTCTCGCCAATGCGGGGGATGTATTCAAAGTAGGTACTCCGCTTGTTGATCAAATCGGAGTGTGGACTGGCGATGGAACCATTAAAGGTTTTCCAGGGTTCAGGTTTGATGGGTCGCAGCTACTCCTCCCCAACTACTCATTCCCTAATGCTGATGGTTCAGCAGACCAAGTTCTGTCTACCGACGGAGCGGGAGTCGTATCGTTTAAGGATCAAGTTCCCGGAGGTGGGTTGCTCAGTGTTAAGTACCTATTTGATACTGATACTACAGCCGCTGACCCCGGTCAGGGGAATATTCGGTTCAACAACGCTACTCCAGCATCTGTCACAGCTATTTACATTGATGCTATTGACGAGAATGCTTTGGATGTCTCCAACATCCTTAATCTTATTACTACGAATGATCGGTTATATATCCAAAGTAAAGAGGATGCAACTGATTTTCTGGTATTCAATGTAACTGCGCCTATCACGGACAATACGGGCTGGTTCACTATCACGGGTACGGTACAAGCAAGTGGGAATCTTCCTGCTGATGGTGAAGAGCAATTAGTTGTTCTACAAATTGGTGGAGCAGCAACCGGGGCTGATGTATTCAAGGTAGGGACGCCTGTGAATAACCAGCTCGGTGTATGGACCGGTGATGGTACGATTGAAGGAACTGCTGGTCTTACATACGATGGCGTTGATCTTGATGTCACAGGTAATATCGTACTAAACGGGGCTAGTCGTCCAAGTATTCTAAACGCAGTATGTAGTCTTACAGTTCCAACCCTAATTCCCTTCGCTACTGACCCCAATACTGGTATCGGTGGTTCTGCCTCTGATCAATTAGCTCTTATATGCGGTGGCATCACTGCCATGTATCTTAGAGAGCTATCTAGTGGTGTCTTATTTGGGCATAAAGCTAATGTCGGTCTTACTGCTGATGTAGGTTCGTCACAAGGGGACGGTGTAATCACATCGTCCTACAACGTCTACTCCACGGTAGCGAACCCCGGTGATGCAGCAACCCTCCCCGATGTATTCTTGAGTGTTGGCATACAGATACACATTAAGAATGATGGCGCGAACAGCATGGATGTGTTCCCAGCTAGTGGTGATGATCTTGGCCAAGGGGTAGATACTCCATTGGCAGTTCCAGCAGGTACGAGTGCAGCATTCTTAGCCACCATTGCTGGTTCAACATGGACCCAGATTCAATTCGAAGAGTCAGCGGGTATTGCGGCTCTTATTGATGATTTGAGTCCACAGCTTGGCGGTGATCTGGACACCAATGGTTTCAATATCACCAACCTTGACACTACTTTACTTGGACTGCTCATTGCGGCTGGTTCCGACGGAAGTGGTATTGGCGGCACTCTTACACTACGCGCAGGCGCGAGCGGTGCTAGTGGAGCGAAAGGCGGTAGTGTCTTAATTGAAGCCACTAATGGCGCTGGAGGTGGTGCGGAAGGTGGTGATGTTTCGCTCCTTTGCGGCAATGCCTCTGGTTCAGGTGATGATGGCGGTGACTTCTTAGCGAAGGGAGGTGTTGGCACTGGTGGCGGAGGCAATGGAGGCGATGCTACCCTAGAAGCTGGTCGCTCGGTTGGCAGCGGTATTGGTGGAGTAGCTGCGACGAAAGGCGGTGAAGGGAACAATGGTACTGGCACTGGTGGAATAGGTAGGGTCATTGGAGGTATTGGCGGTCTTGGCGGCGGTGATGGCGGTGATGCAGAAGTCACGGGTGGTGCTGGTGTCAGTGCTGGTTCCGATGGCGACGGTGGCGACTTTGTACTCAGTGGTGGTTTAGGAGCTGGCGCTGGTGCTGATGGTGATGGCATAGTTAATCTTGGCGGGGTTGAATTTGCCAGATTTAAAGAAGGCGCGGCCAACCGACAGTTTATCCTTGAACAAAACAATGCTCCAGCCCTCCCCACCTTCGCATTTGGCGATGGTGATTCAGGATTCTTTGAGTCGTCTGATGATCAAATTGGCCTCACTCTTGCTGGCGCTCAAAGGTGGTTCTGGGCAGACAATGTATATGGGAGTCTCCAAGCTGCCGGTCCTGCGATGGTCAATTTGCCTACTTCGATCAGTACTCCCACACTTCTTCCCAACCGGGGGGATGCTGATACGGGCATTGGCTCAGCGCAGGTTGATAATCTGTCCTTAATCACGGGGGGTGTGCAGGCTCTCCGCATAGGTGAAGGGTCTGGCGGGATTCTTTTCCAACCTTTTGCTAATTTGAGCATCACAGCATTTGCAGCCGGTGGACAGGGACAATTTACCCTTCTTAATAGTTACAATGTCATAACAACTGCTGCATCGCCCGGTGCCTCTGTAGACCTGCCACCTACGTTCCAATTAAATACGCTCGTTTATATAAAGAATAATGGGGCGAATGCTGTTGATGTTTTCCCGTCACTTGGGGATGATCTGGGGGCAGGCACAAATATCGCTATTTCACTCCCGGTGGGCGAAGCAATATCGTTCATAGGAACGGTAGCGAGCACAACGTGGACTCGGTGGTTTGGCGATACGCCTCATGAAGTACCCAATGACGCAGTACAGGCACGACGTACTACAGTCTTAATTTTAACGACAGCATACGTTGACGTTACAATGGATGCTACAGATGTTGAATCTGATGCAGCAGTTATTGAGCATAATGATATCGCTACAGATGATATTGACGTACTGGTAGCAGGAACATACGAAATTACATATGATGTAGATGTGGAAACTGCTGAGACTTCAGGTAGCCTACTGATTACAATGGATGGCCGAGTCCGCTTAAACGATGCTGGCACGGGAATAGCAGGCTCAGACGCACGATGCGGTTCATTCCGGGATACTTCATTGGATGGAGAACACTTCCAGAATCATCTCAGTTGTACATTCATAGCTGATCTTGCTGCTAACGATTCTGTAACTCTGCAATTACGGAAGACTGAATTAGCAGGAGCTGGCTCAGGGGTCTTTGATTCCATCCGCCACAGCTTCAAAGTTAGGAGATTGTTATAATGGCGAAGGTAGTCGTAACACTTACACAAGACTGGCGTAAGATTTCTGAGTTGGCTGGCGGAAACCCGGACCTTATTATGTTTGACCCCGGCCCCAGCGAACTGGAATGCCCAGACGTACTTCAAGCCCCTCTTGACACGGCGCTTGCAGACTATATCGCAGACCAAGCGAATATTGATGCGGCGACGGCAGCAGCTACCCGAGTACTCGCCGATGATGCAGAAAAAGGCAGGTATGACGATCGGAAGATATACAGAGCACTGGTGGAGGTATTGCTTGATGAGGTTAATACTCTACGCGCACTCCACGCTTTGCCTGATCGTACGATAGCACAAGCTCGTACAGCTATTTTGGCTAAGATTGATAGCCTATAATAAGGAGAAAGAAGTGATAGAAGCAGACTATGCAATAACCGAACAGGCGATGCTTGGTGAGGGCAATAACGCTCGGTTCGCAGGTGACGACAAGTTGTTCGTTGTATTCTTTAACCACCCTCGTAAGGACGAAGCGGCAACGCTGAAGGAAGGCCGTCCCCAATTCAAGGATGAGGCCTATGTTCGCATCATGGTTCCTGGTGACAAGGATAGCGTTATTATCCGCCCAGCCCGTGATATGGACAAGCAGCGGTTCGCCAAACAGTTCGCTGCGTTTGAGGCAGGCGAAGGCGAGATACATGAAGGTACGCCCCTGAAGGCGTGGCCAATGGTCACTCGTTCCCAAGTGGAAGAGATGAAGTTCTTTGGCATCTATACTGTGGAGCAACTGGCGGAACTTGCCGATGTGCATGTGCAGAAATTCATGGGTCTGGGCAACCTCAAGAGAGATGCTCAAGCCTTTATACAGGCGTCGCGGGAAGCGGCTCCTCTGGTGCAGCTCAATGCGGCCATTGATGCTAAAGACAATGAAATTGCCGCCCTTCAGCAAGCTATGGAAGACTTGATGGAAAAGGTCACAGCACTGGAGAAGCCAAAGAAGAAGGCGAAGTAAATGGCCGTCAGCAGATACATACCAGCAGCAGATATAATTAATCGGGCAGCAGTTGAATGCGGCCTTGAACCTTCTGCTGATGTATTTGCTGACACCAATCCTTCTTTTGTTCAGTTTCGTAATTTAATCACAACCTGTGGCCAGGATCTTGTTGAGTCATATCCGTGGGAAATTCTACGTAGAGAGCATCAAATTTTGACGGTGGTCCCCCCGGATGACGGGGTTTATGACCTCCCGGACGACTTTGGCTATATGATCCCACAGACCGGTTGGGAGCGGCAAGAGAATGTTCCGTTAGGGGGACCGCTGTCACCTCAACAATGGGCGTATCTTATTGGCCGTGATCTGGTTAGTTTTACGATCTATGCCAGCTTCCGTATCATGGAGAATAAGTTCCAAATATTCCCACAGCCTCCACCAAATGGGCTGGACATTAACTTTGAATATATTTCCCGTGAATGGGTTGCGAGTGCGGCTGGAGGCGGAGACCCTGACGGGGATACCGTCACGAGGAATGATGATATTGTACTGTTCAAGCCAGTGATGATTGTTCAGTACCTGCGGTTCAAGTTTTTGGATGCTAAAGGCTTCAGTTCAAATTCTGCTGGCGCAGCATTCGCGAAGGCTTGGGAGGCAGCAACTGAAGGTAATAAGAGCGCACCTATTCTAAATGCTGGGCGTCGTGCTGCTGGTATTCACTATCTTGACTTTAGGAATATCCCGAACACTAATTACGGCGGACCCTAATGTTCGGAATACAGCCACAAGAGCAAATCACCAGACCGGCCACGTTCCCCGCGCCGACCGCTGGGATCAACTCTATATCGAACCTCTATGGTATGGAACCTCGGGATGCTATTGTCACTATTAACATTGATGCTACGACTGTAGGCCTCAAGGTACGCCCCGGATATCAAGAGTATGCCAATGGGTTCCTCGGTGGGGGCATCCAAACTATCCTACCTTATACGGGGAGCATGGACAACCGTACTAACGATAGACTGTTCGGTGCTAACAGTGATGGTATCTATGATATAAGTGCCAGCACGACTACCCCTGTGAAGGTTGTTAATTGGTTGATAAAAGCCAGCCCTTCAGGTCGGTGTAGTTTTTCTCAATTTACCAATGACGGGGGCGCACACTTCATGCTAGTGGCAGATGAAGAAAATGGCCTCCAACTATATACTGAGTCAACTGATCTATGGACAGTTCCTGCTATTGTGGGGCCGACAAATGGCGCATTAGATATTGCCTTTGTCATGACTTGGAAAAACAGGATGTGGTACATTGAAAAGAACAGCACTTCAGCATGGTACAGTGATATCGGAGTCTTTGGTGGAACTCTCACCGAGTTTAACTTTGGCTCTAGATTCCGTTATGGTGGCATTCTTGCAGTCCTTGCCGACTGGACACTTGACAGCGGCGAAGGCCCCGATGATTACCTCGTTGCGGTCAGCTCTGCGGGAGACGTTATTGTCTACGCTGGAACAGATCCAAGCAGCTCAGCGACTTTCGGAATTATCGGACTCTGGTTTGTTGGGGCTGTCCCTTTCGGAAGAAGAATTACTGGACTTTATGGTGGAGACATGCTCCTCCTCTCCACCTACGGACTCATCAGTATGGGAGCCCTCCTACAAGGGAAAGACCCCTTCAGCTTAGAGGCTAGTCTGACGTGGAAGATACAGGCGTTTATCAATCAGGCGATGTCGCGGAGTAGAGAGATATTTGGGTGGGAAATAAGAATTCACCCCAGCTTATCGCGGCTGGTTATTTCCTCCCCCAAGGAAGTAAGCATACCTCATACTCAGTATGTGTACGACCTTAACCTCAAGGCATGGTCTATTTGGCATGACGTACCCATTCTCACATCAGAACAGTACCAGTCTGAGTTTTACTTTGGCTCTTCTGACATTAACGTGTGGAAGTTGCAGGGTACGATTGATAATGTTGAGTTATCTAACCCGGTTCCTTTACAGATTGATTGGCAACTCCTCACGAGTTACCAGGATATGGATAGCCCTGAGCAATTCAAGCGTATGCAATTTATCAGGCCTATCTTCATAGCCCAGTCATTCCCATCGTATACGGTGAGAGCCTTTTACGATTATGACTTATCTGAATTACCTTCACCTCCTAATGCAAGTGCTTTCGGTGTCGGTATTTGGGATTCAGGCTTGTGGGACGTAGATATCTGGGGTGGTGGGTCTACAGATTTTCAGCCAGCCCGAGGAGCTTATGGCATAGGTAAGACAATGGCCATTGCTCTACGGGGTAAGTCACAAGTGGAAACTACATTGATCGCCATTGGCATCATGTGGGACGATGGAGGGTTGCTGTGATTGACTACCTCCCCATGTCCCGTAATGAAGAGTGGGAATGGATACATGCTAGGGCGGAGTGTGTCCGGTGTGCTGACACGAAAGGTATTGTCGCATATAAGGATGGGAAGATTGTGGGGATGGTAGCCTTTGACACATGGGCTCACAATAGCGTACATATCCACATTGCTTTTGAGGACTTGTTAATATTCAAACATGGATGGCCAGAGGCTGTCTTTGGGTATGCCTTCAACACTTGTGACAAGGGTGTAATCATAGGCGTTACTCCAGCATGTAATAAGAAAGCATTACGGTTCAACAAACACATTGGCTTTGAAGAGATATTCAGAGTTAAAGATGGCTTTGAAGTAGGTATTGACTTTGTGGTGACACAGTACCGCAAAGAAGACTGCAAATACATAAGGAAGGAAGATGGGCAAATCTACTCCCGCTGCGCCTGACTACGAGGCAGCGGCCGAACAGACTGCGGCTGGCAATCTTGAAATGCTGGAGATGCAGACGGCGGCTAATCGCCCCACACAGAATACTCCGTGGGGTACGGTTGATTGGACACAGGATGATGCAGGAGCATGGACCCAGAATATTACTCTTTCCCCCGAACAGCAGGAAGCTCTTGACGCACAACTCGGTATGCAGACTCAACGGAGTAACCTTGCCGGTGGTATGATGGGCAGGGTGGAGGATGAGTTTGGCGAAGCCATGGACTGGGACCAATTCAGTGAAGGTGGTGCTCGGGTTGAAGGTGGGGATTTTTACGGGGACAGGGCAGGTGAAGCCCTCTATGGCAGAGCTACCTCACGACTTGACCCACAGTGGGAGCAACGTGCTGAGCAACAAGAGTCTGCCCTACGAAATCAAGGCTTGCGCCCCGGCGACGAAGCTTATGACAATGCTATGTTGAATATGGAGCAACAGCGGACTGATGCTTATCAGCAGGCTGGCTTCCAGGCTGACATGGCGGCAGCACAAGAAGGCTCCCGTATGCAGGGTATGGATATTGGAGCCGGTGGGTACAATACGACCCTCAGGCAGCAGGAAATTTCTGAAGCTATGCAAGCCCGAGGATTTAGCCTCAACGAGATCAATGCTATATTGCATGGTCAACAGGTGGGGATGCCGAGTATGCCGGGCTTCAATACTGCTGGAGTTGTGGAGGGTGCTGACTATACAGGAGCAGCCCGTGACACCTACAGTGCTGACATGGATGAGTACAATGCAGGTCAGGCAGGCTGGCAGAGTGTTATGAATGCTGGCGCAGGCATGATGAGTTTCAGTGATGTAAGGTTGAAGCGCAGCGTTGAGTATGTCGGACGTTGGGCTAATCGTAAGTTCTACAAGTGGACGTATATCTGGGGCGAAAAAGGCTTTGGAGTACTGGCACATGAGAATCCGGATATGGTCGTGGCTGCTCCGGCTGGCTACGCGATTGTTGATTACGGGAGACTATGATGGGAATGTCAAGAGGTGGTGGCGGCGGAATAGCAGCGGCTATCCAGCGTGGGCGACAACAGCGAGCAGGTCCAAGAGGTGGTATGGCCGGATTGGTCGGAGATGCTCGGCAACAGCAGGCAGGCATAGCTGCTCCAAGAGGTCCTGTAATGGGAGGAGAACGCCCTGTAGGAGGAGGTTATCAAATGGGTCGTGGTGCTGCCCCTCCCATCCCTCGTGGAGGTCGAGCAGGAGGTATGCCAGCCCGAATGCAGCAGCAAGCGATGCTGGCTCAACAGATGCGGAGGGGTGCAGCTCCTAATATGGCAGGGGGTCGTGTACCTCAGCGGGGGAACCCTCGGCAGCAACGAGCAGCGATGGGTGGAGGTAGGAGATACTGATGGCTAATTCGCAGGCAGCGATGCAAAGGCTCCTCGCTTCAGGCTGGAAGCAGGGCGATCCAATTCCTCAATGGTTTATAGCGGCTGACCCTAGTGCTTCAGTTGGGCCAGAAGGCTCAATGGATAACCCCATGCAACTTCCTCCTATGCAAGTTCGGGGTGAAGGCCCAATGGGTCCGCCAGCGCCGGGAGCTCAAATGGGACCGCCACAGCCGGGAGCAGGAACAGCAGCGTCTACCGGGGTCTTTGCTGGCATGAGCGATGAAGATGCTCAACAGTATGCAGGCATGGGGGAACTACGGGTGCAGAAGGACCGTGCTGAAGCCTTGCGGGATACGGAGGATGCTAAAGGGCGATACTTGAACCAAGGGCGAACCTTTGTTGCTGCCTCCCCATTGGAACATCTGTCTGTCGGGCTACGCCGATACAAAGGTAAGAAGAAATCTAGAGAGATTGGTGAAAAGCAGACAGAAGGGCGTAAGAGTATTATTGATCTTTTGCGGAATAAGAAAGACCTAACCGAGGAAGACTTGGAAGACTTAGGATACTGATATGCCTGACCCAATTGAACTCATGCTTATGGAAGACCGGGATGCGAGTATGCAGCAAGCTCTAGCACAAGGTCTACGCCGTCAGTCAGAAATAGGTGCGCTTGCTCAACTAACGGGAGATGAAGTTCTCCAACCATTTGGCGTGGGGTTGAGCAAACGTACTCAAGCGAGTACATTAGCAGAGGTAGCGAACCTGCAAAGGAAGAAGCAGCGTGATTTAACGCAGAGTTACTATGACCAAATGGAAGACCAGTTTGGCAGGAAACATGCTCTAGCCCTCCGCAAACAGGCAGAGGATGAAAAGCACAATAAGTACCTTCGTGAAGTTGGCTCCCCGGCAGAACGTCGGCTGGCCAATACTATAAAGAAACAGTTTGACGATAACGTTCGCAAGTATTCTGAAACTATGACCCGCCTGAATATACCAGAGCTTAAAGGCGATGTTATGCGGGTCACCACCATACTTGACCAATATCAAGAAGGTGGTAAGAGGGCTGGCGAAGGTATTGAAGGTGTTGGGTTTGGAGGACTCAAACCGGGCCGCTTCATTAGCGACGAAGCTGTAAATCTCAGGCAGGGGCTTGCCTCTGTTCGTAACAAGTTGCTCAGGCTTAGGTCTGGTGCGGCAGTAACCGACCCAGAAATGGCTCGCTTTGCGGATGAGTTGATTGAACAGTTTGACGGTATGGGTACTGATCGTGAATTACTGCTAACTTTCCCGCACATCGTGGCTGGCATTAAGAATATTGAAGCTGGCATCGGTGCAGGGTATGACCCACAGGTCGTAGCTACATGGGAGCAACAGTTCCATGACATACAGGGAACTGACCCCAGAGATGTCGGCGTGGGGGCAGTTCCTCCCCAGCCTAATGAACAGGAGGGAGTGGTAGTGGCTGATTGGTCAACTGCTACATCAAACTAATGGATTATAGACTTCCTAATGGTACAATCATCAGGAACGTACCTGATGATATGAAGAAACATGCGATTGCTGGTCGGGCAATACGGGAAGGTCTGGCTACTAATGCTGACTTTGGCTATGATGAAGCTGGGAGTGCAGCAGGAGAGACTAAAGGGGATCGGTTCATAGAAGGTATGGGTCGGGGAGTTGTAGAAACAGGCCGACAAATTGGCAACATATTCGGTATCATCAGTGATGATGAGTTGGCAGATGCTGAGAAGCTAGATGCTGACCTCATGGCCACTGGCATGGGACAGTTCGGGAGTGTGGTCGGAGAGATCGCAGCTACCCTACCAATCAGCGGGGGCGTGGGGCTGGCAGGCAAGGCCGCAGGAACCGGGCTGAGAGCCGCTCGAGCAGCCGGTAACGTAAGTCGGCAGGGGTTTGCTAGGGCAGGCAGGGTACTACAAAGTCCGGTTGCTCGAGGGGCTGTCGAGGGCGCTGCTATAGGTGCGATATTTGGTGGCCCAGAACATCGGGTTGCTGGAGCAGCCGGAGGTGCAGGCTTTGGAGCTGGTGGTGGATGGTTAGGTCAGAAGATTGGGAATAGCTGGCGTAACTTCAAGCTGACTAGTATGACCCCCGAAGCTATAGCTCTGCAGAAGCAGACCGGGCAGTTTATCCCTCTCTCCCAGTCAGGGCAGGGCATCACTAAGATGTGGTACAATGGAGTACTGGCTAATCTTCCAGGTGTGTCCCGTAAAATTCATGGGCAGTACAGAGATGCAGTTAATGACTTACGTCATTGGGCAGCAACGAAAGCACACCCTGATACTGAATGGGCCGAAGTCACTTTAGCTGGGGACGATAGTGTCGTAGCTATGATGAGTAAGCTGGATGACTTTTGGACGGGGGCATACGATGATATCAATAAGGCTGCTGTAGATGCCACTAGGTTGAAAGTACCTAAAGAAGTAAGGTCCTTACTAGAAACTGCTAGTGAAGGTTTGTACAAGATACCAAAAGGAACACAGCAACGAGGCGCACAACTTCTGAACCATCGTAATGCTCTTAATAACCTCCGGTCTCAATCTGGCAAAGGCCCTCTTCGGGCTGGCATCAATAAAAAGATTGATGAGGCTATTGAAAGCGTTGATGATGTACTTAAACGGGAAGTTGATGATGAAGTATTTGCTCGTTACGAGCAATTATCTGAACCATACAAGCATTATCAAATTCTTGGCAAGGCTTTTGACGATGCTGCCAAAAAGGGAGGGGAGTTTACTCCGGGGCAGCTCCTAGCTAGGTCAGCGAAAGGTGCATCTAAGAGTACCCCTGTTGAAGATTCTTACCTTGCGGTAGCTCGTAATGCTGCGAAAGCATTGCCAGATTTTCCAAGCAGGCCAGGAATTTATCAACTTATTGCAGCGACTCAAGTAGGTGGTGCTATCGCAACTGCCATGACAATGGGCCTCGCTAGTGCTGGTGTAGGACTAGCCGGTATCCTCGGGGTTGGCAGAATGATGGCGAGCAAAAGATTTCAACAGGTCATTACAGGTCAGCACAATATGCGAAGGTTGCTTGACCCCAAACATCATCCATGGTTTGTTGCTTCACTAAGGCAGGCGGGTTTGACTGGCCGACAAATAACAGCGATTGAATCTGGTATCATAGCGCAGGGAGAAAAGTAATGCCACGTGACGGCGGAGGGACTTATACCCTACCAGCAGGAAACCCGGTAATCCCGGGTACGATTATTGAAACAACGTGGGCGAATCCCACGATGAATGACATCGCTGCCGCGCTTACCGATTCCCTCTCCCGCACAGGGTCTGGGGGTATGATTGTACCGTTCCTCAATGCAGACGGAACAGTTAATCTTCCTGGTATATCGTGGTCTAACCAACAGAACATGGGCTTCTACCGGCCCAACCTTGACGAAATGCGGGTCAGTGTTGCCGCTAACGACAAAGCACGGTGGACTAGCGACGCACTTAATCCTATGGATATTTTTGTAGGAGGTATGTGGGTCGCAGTAATGAATGAAGGCGGGGACTATTCTCCCACAGGTAACTGGGACTGGTCAGGTGCAGCTTCATTTATATACTCCAATCCCATTATCCTCAATGGTGCAGATGTTTCCATATCCTTACGGGAGACAGGAGGCACAGCAGATGAAGGGGTATGGAATTTCCGAGCTAATGCTGATAAGTTTGTCATTGCTTCTGCTACGGACGGAGCACCCCTTGTAGATGTAGAAGATGCCCTAGAGATTACTCGTGCTGGCACAGCCATCGGGCCATGGACTTTTAGGGGAGGCGAGTGGAACTTTAGTGCTGCATCAAGGTTATTAACAGTCACAGTTGATGGGTCTGGGGCTAAACTTCTCTCTACTTTAGGTGGCCTTGATCTTGATGCTGTCGGCAGTAGCGTCGCCCTTTTTGGTGATGGCAAATTACGATTCATTGCTTCATCAATAGCAAGTCAGGTTGATGTATTTGCTGATGGTAATTCTGATACTGAGCGGCATCTAGTTGTGTTAAAAGATTCCTCGGGGAATATAAAAGGTGAGTGGGGTTGGACTGCTGCTGAAGCTAAGATGCACATATCAAATCTCATCAATGGACAAGATTTTGAGCTTTCACATGATAGCTTTGCTGGTAATCCCCGCGTATTCTTATTCTCTGATCCAGATGCTCAAGCTACCCTCACTGGTATTACCCTCGTAGAATTACGAGTTGGTACAGGGGGCGAGTTAGCATTTGAAGGGATAGCGAATGGGTCGTCAGGAATGTTTTTCAATAACACCAAGATGGCTCAAACAGTATCTGCTGGGAACGGTGGTCTTGAAGCTAACAATACGGATACCGGCGGAGGGTTTGAACGAGTATTGACCACGTCCGACATTACTCCTTCTTCTGGGAATATGGTCTTTTCTGGATACGTAGATGACTTTGCTATTGGGAATAATTTACCGGCTGGTTGGTCGGCGACTAGAACAGGTCTAGGTACTTACAAAGTAACTCACAATCTTGGTTTATCCCCTGTTACTGATCTAGCGATCTCAGCAACGGGTATAGGGACTGTCTCTGGTCCAGCCGGAATGATTATAGCTGTGGTATTAGGTCGGTTTACTAACTCTTTTGATGTCCAACTTGGTAATCCAGATATGGGTGTTGGCGGAGGCGGGGGCAACGTAGATCGTAACTGGATGTTTGTAGCGCAAGATAATACATAAGAGGGTAATATGAGTACAGCTAAAGAACAAGGTATTCGCATAGGCATCAACCAGTTGGTGACTTACCTTACCCTCATACCTATCTTCTGGTTTATTCTACAGCCCCTTCTTATGAATGCAATGGCTGAGGATATCAAGGAGATAGTAGCAGAAGAAGCAGCGCCAATCAACAATGCTTTCGTCGCCTTGCTACAACGAGACATCAATAAGCTGTTGAAAGAGATGGCAGCTTTGAGATTTCGTCAAAGGAGTGACAATGCTGAATGGACAGAGGACGATGCTGAATACTTAGCTGATCTAGAAATAGAACTAGCTGCATTGAATGAAGCTAAGTCAGCATTGCAAGACACTAGTTAGCATGGTACAATTAAATGAAGTAACAAAGGCTGTGAAATCAGCCATCCATAATAAGGAGAAAGAAGTGCCCGAACAGCAGCCAGATGGTCACC